GAGGTAAGTACTAATGAAGGATGCTTGTTATAAAAAAGTAAAAGCGCAATACGATGTTTTTCCATCGGCAAGAGCTTCACAAGCAATAGCTAAATGCAGAAAACAAAAAGGCTCTGTAAGAAAGACCAAAAAAGGTACGAGTTTAAAGCGTTGGCAAGATGAGAAGTGGGAAGATACTAGAACAGGTAAACCCTGTGGCGCTGGTGGTAAGAATGAGTACTGTCGGCCAACAAAGAGGGTATCTTCAAAAACACCAGTGACTAAATCAGAAATGAGTAAGTCGCAACTTGCGTCAAAAAAACAAGAGAAGTCAAAGGTAGGAATGGGTAAACGAGTAAAACCAATAAAGAAATGAAAAGTAGAGGTTTAGGTGATACAGTTGCTAAATTAGCTAAATACACAGGGGTTAAAGCTATGGTTAAAAAAGTAGTTAAAAACTGTGGATGTGATAAAAGACAAAAAATGTTAAACAAAAAGTTTCCATATAAAAAGTAAAAGTTATGCCGTTAAAATCAGGAAAATCAAACAAGGCTATTTCAGAAAACATTAAGAAAGAAATGGCGGCTGGAAAAAGCCAAAAACAAGCAGTAGCAATTGCTATGGCTAAAGCTGGTAAAGCTAAAAAAGAAATCTCTGAATACGGAGGTAAAGAGAAGTATGCTTCTAAAGCTGCTATGGCTAAACACGAGAAAAAAGAAAGTAAGGCTATGGAGCAAAAAGAAAAAAAGATGGCTATGAAAAAGCCAGCCGCTAAAACCAAAAAGTAATGCCTTTAAGTAGAACAGCTAAATACTATAGAGAGAATCCTGATGCAAGAGCAAAGCATCAGGAAACATCTTCTAATTGGAACAAAAGCGAGAAAGGAAAAGCTTATAAGAAAGCAAAGAACGCCACTCCAGAAGAAAAGAAGAAGAAAAGTATGAGAGCAAAGGCTAGAGCTAGACACAAGAACATTCCAGATGGATATGTAGTTGACCATATTAAACCTTTGGCTAAAGGTGGTTCTAACCATAAGTCAAATACAAGAATAGTTAAAGCAAGAGTAAATAACACTAAAAATAAAAAATAATGGTATTCTCATTTGATAAAATAGCAAACCACATTTCATTAAGTATAGATGGAGAATTGTTTCAAGTATATCCGTTAAACAATTCAACATTTACAATTAAAAATTTTCCAGAAGAAAAAATAGGTGATTCTGGAAAAACTCAATGGAGATTATATATGCACATCTTAGGTATTGACCCAGCATATTACTCTCACGTAGGAGTTGATATATACTCAACAGCCACAAATAATGTTGAACAAATACTTGTTGATGGTAGTGATTATACTGGAGACTACGAAAGTTTAGTTTTAGCTTTATCAACTTTGTATTAAGATTATTATGAAAAGTTTAGACTCTACAGTAAATAAGTGGATAAGCAGGAAGTTATTTGTTTTCCTAATAGCTTCTGTTGCTTTATTCACAGGTGTACTTGAATCTTCGGATTGGGTAATAATAGCAACCGCATATATAGCTGTTCAGAGTTTTGTTGATTCAGTCGAAAAATTATTTAAAGCAAAGAATAACAATGGAGCAGCAGAGTAAAGAGTTTATAAACCAAGAAAGATTAGACCGATTGGAACATCATCAACGACTATTTAAGGAAAAGCTCGAAGACGTTGGCGGTGACGTTAGAGATATAAAAAACGCAATTATGGGAAATCCGATAAGCTCTGAACAAGGTATTGCTGGAAAACTACGTTCTGTTGAAGAAAAAGTTGACGACTTAGAAGAGTTTAAAACAGAAGTTAATACTTATGTAAGACAATTTAAGTGGGCTATAGGTGTTATAGTGGCTTTTTTCACAGCAATTGGAGTAGCTATAATCAAATCTAAATAAAATGGACAGTATTACACTGGAAAGAATTAAATTTGCTCACCCAAAAATAAGAGAGCAACTTCTTCAACAATACAAAGAAGCAAACAATCTACTTGGTAAAGGAGCAAGATTAAGATTTGCCTATGTTCTTAGAACGCCAGAAGAACAAAATGTTTTGTTCAACAAACGACCAAAAGTAACAAATGCTAAGGCTTGGCAATCTATACATAACTATGGATTGGCTTTTGACATCGTATTACTTTATGATAACGATGGAGATGGTAAGTTTGAAGAGGCAAGTTGGTCTATGATTCGTGACTTTGATAAAGACTCTAAGGCTGATTGGATGGAAGTTGTAAACTACTTTAAATCAAAAGGATGGTCTTGGGGTGGCGATTGGAAAAGATTTAAAGACGCACCTCATTTCGAAATGAATTTTGGTAATGACTGGAAATCATTGAAAAAGAAATATGATTCTGGAGAAACAATAAAAGATTTAAACGGAGTCACTTATGTCAAAATATAAAGACTTATTAATCATATCATTAACCGTTTGTTTTATCATAGCGGTTTTTTTTGGTGTAAATAAAACAACATCTCTTGAGGTTGAAAATAAAAGACTCAAAGATTCTGCAAGTGTTTCAAAGACAAGAGCAGAAATGTACTTGAGAATGTATGAAAACCTAAAACAAAGAGATGGTGTTCTTATAAAAAGAAAAGATAGTTTACTTAAACAAAAAGCAATAATAAAGACGAAGTATGTTGAAAAAATCAAACTTGTTAGCAAGTATAGCGTTTCTGATATGCAGTGCTATTTCAATGAACGCACAGGAAAAAGTTGTGATACTAGACAGCATTCAGTCAGCAAAAATAATCACGCAACTAATTAATGGTGATGCGTGTAAGGCTGAATTAAAAATAGTTAAAAGTTTGTTAAAAAATGAAGAAGCAAAAACTTCTCTTCTGAAAGAACAAAACCAACTACTATTAAATGCGTACAAAGAAAAAGATAAAGAATCTTTGGCTTTAAGTGAGATAATTTTTAATGACGAGAAAATAATTAAAAAAGAAAAGAACAAGAAAACATTCTGGAAATACATTGGGATTGTTTCCTTATCTTTGTCTGGATTTCTTTTAATCACTAACTAATGGCAAGAATACATAAATACGAGAATGACGAAGTAGTAAGAGGTGGTGATAAGTGGATAGGTAGTGATGCTCAGTCGTTAAATAAAACTAAAAATTTTACAGCAGATAAAGTGGCGGAGTATTATGCCTTAAATGGTGTAATGCTCTCTCCAAATGCTGTTACGTTAAAATATAAAGAGTGGCAGAATCCTTCTGGAACGCCATCTGGATTCTTTTGGTCTTTTACGCCAGTAGGAGATACCGCAAATGTAAACTCTATTTCTTCATTCGGAATGTCTAAAAAAGATTTAAAGGTTCGTTTTTTTGACGAGCTTTTAAATAGTTTTCAAGGACATTTTGTTTTCTTCTATAACGCTAATAATCCAAATAACTTTGCTATATTAAAGTTGACAGGAATACAAGACCATCCTGATAACTCTAACTTATTCAAGATAGATGTTCAGTTTATTGATGGAAATGGTTTCTTCAATTTTGAAGACTCTTTTTTTTTCGGATTGTTAGACCGTTCTGTTAATTACGACGACATAGATGGAGTACCTACAAATCTTTCGGAATTTACTAATGATGTAGGTTTTATAACAGCAGAAGATTTACCAAACACATTACTTACAGCAACACAATTTAGTGTGGACCATATAAGCAGTTTAGGAAATGCTTATTTGGCTGGAGACGTTGTTTATTATCAAGGAAGAATATATAAAGCCAAGTTTAATAACGACGCTATATTACCTTCTGTTGGTGGTAATACATATTGGGATGATTTAGGTACTGGAGAAAGATTAAGACAAATAAATGCAGATTGGAACTCTACATCTGGAGACTCTTTAATTTTAAACAAACCTGTAATACCTACAAAAACATCTGACCTTACAAATGATGGTGAAGATGGTGTTAATCCGTTTATAACAGCTGCTGATGTTCCAACTAGCGATTTGCAAGGTGTTTTAGAATCTGGAAGTTACGCTATTTTTTTAAATGAATCTAACGAGAGTGTTGAATATAACTTTCCATTTCAAGATATAGGTGGAAATTATATAACAACTTTTTCACACTCTGATGGCGTAAATGGTTCGCAAGGTGTATTTTCTATGGACACTTCTGGTGTATATTCCTCTTCATCTAAAGTTGATGATAATAAAGCCTATATGATTCAGTTGAGTTGTCCTCCAGCACAGAGTGTAGCTGAAACATATAACAACTTCTTAAACTTATCTTGCGTAGACTACATAGCATCAGACGAAGGTTTTTATAGCGTGTTAGCACCAACTCCTGATTTTAATGAAGATGTATTGATTAAATTTCCTATAAAACCAACTGGTGATTATACTTTAGCAACAACGGATGACATACCAGCTGTAACTGGATATGTACCATACACAGGAGCTACTCAAAATGTAGACTTAGGTGAGTATGAGTTGAAGGCTGGTCAGATGACTCTTGATGTATCTCCAACAGGAACAGCAGCGGTTGGAACTACTAGATGGAATAATACAATTGGTAGCAGTGAAACAACATTAAAGGGTGGTTCTGTTATCCTAAAGAATGGTGTTGACTTGGTTGCTAGGGTTGTAAACAAGGTCACACCAAACACAACGCTAACAAAAGCAAACTACCCAGCAGTTCGTGTAACTGGAGCGCAAGGTCAAAGATTAGCGGTTGCCTATGCTCAGGCAAATAACGATAACAATTCAGCAGATACAATAGGTATTGTATGCGAGACAATTGCTACTAATCAAGAAGGATTCATTTTAACAGTTGGTCAGCTAGAAGAAATCAATACCACAGGTAGTTTACAGGGTGAAACTTGGGCTGATGGGGATGTTATATATCTATCCCCAACAACAGCAGGTTCTCTAACAAATGTAAAACCGAATGGCTCTACAGGACATGTCGTTGTGATTGGTTATGTAGAGTATGCACACGCTATTCACGGTAGTTTATATGTGAAGGTTATGAACGGCTGGGAGCTTGATGAGCTTCATAACGTATACATTGACAACCCATTAAACAACCAAGTATTAGCGTACACCTCTTCTACACAGCTTTGGGAGAATAAAAGCGTTTCTACTGCTTTAGGCTTTACACCAGAAGATGTTGCAAACAAACAAACGGATTTAACTGCAAGTGCTACTAAATATCCTACTGTAGATGCAGTAAATACAGGATTAGCAAATAAACAAAATGCATTAAGCGGCACAGGATTTGTAAAAATATCAGGAACTACAATAAGTTATGATGATAGCACATACCTAACATCTTCAACTGTAATTACAAATGTTGAAAAGAATGCTTATGAATATAGATGTTCAACATTGACTGGTAACACTGCTATTATTATAGGACAACCAGCAGCAGGTATTGTTACAAGTGGTATAGCTGTTGCAGGCGCATCAACAGGTTTTTTTTCAGTTCAAAATAGATTTGATTATGTCACAAGCACAGTAGCTGGTTCACTTGCTTTCTTTAGAACTACATTTGGCTCTTGGGGAGGGATGAGTTCTGGTAAAGTTTGTGAATGGTTGTTTGGTACTGCTGATACAGCAACGGTTGCAGGAGCGAGAAGTTTTGTTGGATTTGTAAATAATTTTGCTAACCCAACAAATGTTGAACCAACAAACTTAACTAGTTGCGTTGGATTAGCGAGATTATCTACATCAAACAATTGGCATATAATTCACAACGATTCAACAGGAACTTGTACAGCTATTAATTTAGGTAGTGGTTATCCATCAAATACATTAGGAGTTGATTTGATTTATTTAAGATTGACGTTTAATAGAAATGGTACAATTTCTTATTTAGTAGCAAACAAAACAACCAACATATCTACATCAGGTGCTTTGTCTACTAACTTGCCTGCTGTTGCATTATACGAACAGGTTTGGACTTGCAATAACACAACTGCTTTAGCTGCAAGACTTGGATTTTGTTATAGAACATTCAGCAATCCTTAATAATTATGAGATATTTTTATACTAAATATGGAACTGTAATAGATGAAAACAATCAGGTTATTCCTATGATTGAGGGTAATCCTCTTTATGAAGAATACTTATTGTTTTTAAAAGCTGATGGAAATGTTGAGCCTTCTGATTATGTTACAGATGAAGAACTTCAAGAATTACAAAGAAGTTTAGTTCCACAAACAGCAAGTAAGATGCGTTTCTTCTTAGCATTATACAACATTGGTATTACAAGAGCAATGGTATATGATGTTATAAATCAAATTAAAGATGAAAACTTAAAAGAAGTTATACTTATTAAGTTTGACCTTTCACAAGAGTTTGACAGAAACGATGAGCATTTAATCTTAATGGCTCAACAGTTTGGTATTACTGATAAGCAGTTAGATGATTTGTTTATAGAGGCAAACCAACAATAATTTTAAATTCAATTCAAATGATTAATGTTATAGATGATTTCTTAGATGAAGTCACGCATAAACAGGTATATAACAAACTGTTGAACAATGAGTTTCAAGAAGTTGTAGTTGGAGAAAAATCATTCTTTGTTCAGTATAGTGACGAAGACTTTAACAACTTTATAATAGATAAGATAAGCAAGTTAGAAGGTGTTGATAGAAAATGCTTACTTGGTTTTTTCAGAGTTTCAACAGACAAGCTAGATACTGTTTGGGGTATACACGCTGATTCAAAGATATGCGATATAAGACCAGAAAGAGCAATTGTGCTATACATATCTGAATCAACAAAAGAAGGTGTTCACGGAACTGCTTTTTGGAAACACAAAGAGATTGGGTATGAGATGCCTAATGATGCTTTAGATGAGTACTTTGATAAAATACTAACAGAAGACGCTTGTGATTTAAGTAAGTGGGATTTACACTCTATAATTGGTTATAAACAAAATAGAGCCGTAATGTACCCATCAAACTACTTCCATAGTAAATACCCAAATGAAAGCTGGGAAGGTGGAAGAATGGTTTATGTAATGTTTTACATTTAATTTTGAGTATATTTGTGACAAATAAAATTCAATGAGATGAACGGAATGATAAGAAAAATAACGATTGGTTCAGATTATAAGGATGGTATGCACTACTTTGTAGAACAAAAAATATCATCTAATCATAAGATACACGCTATAGTAGAAGACGAAGATTGTTTTATTATCTGGGTTGAAAACGAAGATAAAGAACTATTGAAGTGGAAAAAGGTTAACAAACCATATAGCGTTGTTGTTGAATATAATCTTTACTTTTAATGAAGCCTATACATAATTTTATAATATCTCCAGTAGGGGATGAGTATGTGAATACTGTAAATATAAATGGAGTGGATATTGTAAAGAATACTTCTTTTGAAAACCACAAAAATGTAAACAGATTTGGTATTGTTAAGGCTTTACCTTCAAACTATAACGGAAACATTGAAGTAGGTGATACAGTAATTGTACACCACAATGTGTTTCGTACATACTACGATATGAAGGGTAGACCTAAGAAATCATCTGAGTTCTTTAAAGACGATGAGTATTTGGTTAATGAATACAAGGTATACGCCTATAAAAAGCCTGATTCTGAATGGATTGGAAACAACCACTATTGCTTTATAAAACCAGTAGAGGATGAATACGTTTTAATAGACGAGAGAAAGAAAGAGAAACAGCACATAGGTTATGTTTTCATCGCTGGGGATTGTTTTAAAGAAGTAAAAAACGGAGACTTAATAGGTTTTAAAAAGAATAGCGAATACGAGTTCTTTATAAACAACCAAAGACTATACAGAATGAAGTTATCGGATATAGTATTAAAATTCAATTAAAATGCAAGATAAAAAAGAAATAAGACAGAGAATTATTGACGCTACTTACAAATCAATCAACGAACTAATAAAGGTTTTAGAAGAAAGTATTGTTGGTGAAGATGGTGGTGATTTGTCAGCAGACAAGTTAAAGAATGCTGTTGCTGCGAAAAGAACTGCATTTGAAGATGCGTTATACCTACTTCAAAGAATCGACAATGAAGAGGAGATAATTAGTAAAAACAAAATGGATAAGGATGAGTCAGGCAAAATCGAAACTTTCGCAGAACGAAGAAGCAAGTAGTCTTTATCGAGTTGTAGATGTAATACCAGAGAAAGTTCTGTCTAAAAACAACAGAGCGAAGTCTTGGGTTTACGGATACAACAAAGAGTACGATTTGGTTGTTATATCAAAAGATGGAACTGTAGGTGAAGTATATGAAATACAAAATTTAAAAGTAGCCCTTCCATTAGCTCCAAAATCAGTATATAAAAGAAGTACAAAGAAAGAAGACCAATATTGGAAACCTTTTGAGTATCCTAAAGAATTATCAAAAATAGACACTGTATTCAAGTGGAATAAAATGCCATCTGAATTTAGGGATAAGTGGGTATCATATATAGACCAAGAGTTCGATAGAAGAGAACTTGGTTTTTGGTTTATGAATAACGGAGTGCCTACTTATATGACTGGAACAAACTATATGTATCTTCAATGGACAAAGATAGATGTTGGTTTGCCAGACTTTCGTGAATCAAACAGAATTTTCTTTTTATTTTGGGAAGCTTGTAAGGCTGATTATAGATGCTACGGAATGTGTTATCTAAAAAATCGTCGTTCTGGTTTTTCCTTTATGGCATCTGGAGAAGCTGTGAATGTAGCCACTATAAATAAAAACTCTCGTATTGGTATTCTGTCTAAGACTGGACCAGACGCAAAGAAGATGTTTACAGACAAGGTTGTTCCTGTATCTACAAACTATCCATTTTTTTTCAAACCAATTCAAGATGGTATGGATAAACCAAAGACAGAGTTGGCTTATCGTGTACCAGCAAAGAAGATTTCTAAAAACAATATGTTTGATAGTGAAGAAGATTTAATCGAAGGATTAGATACTTCTATTGACTGGAAAAACACTGGAGACAACTCCTACGATGGTGAAAAATTAAAACTACTTATAGAAGACGAAAGTGGTAAATGGCTTCCACCAAATAGCATAGAGAATAACTGGAGGGTTGTTCAGACGTGTCTAAGGGTTGGTAGCAGAGTCATAGGTAAATGTATGATGGGTAGTACCTGTAACTCACAAAACGAAGGTGGTTCTGGTTTCAAGAAGATATACATGAACAGCAACGTACTTCAGAGAAATGCCAATGGACAAACCAAGTCTGGATTATACTCTTTATTTATACCTACTGAGTGGAACTTTGAAGGTTATATTGACAGATATGGAATACCTGTGTTTGAAACGCCA